GTATGGATGGTTGGTGGATCAGAAGCACATGCATTCCTGCATACACCAGCTTGACCATTGGATTAACCGGATTGACAGGGTATTAGACAAGCATCTACCTCAACTTATCGAGGTGGAAGAACTGAAGGAAGATGGTGAATATAAATACATTAAGAAACCATTCCTCAAATCTGGAGAATATTCTCAATCTGTGGTGCGCTGGATGGGGTGCCATAATATTGATGTGGCCTCTCGTATTGTTGCTGGCCCTTTCACTCGCATTAACCTGCGGAAAGTAGATTTAAATTCTAACCAAGAAACTAAAGATTTCCTTCTTAACTCAGGATGGGAACCCTTAGAATGGAATACCAATGACGACGGAGAAAAGACCAGTCCTAAGCTTAGTAAAGATGACCCGTTTGAAGGAATTACAGGGGGAATCGGACGCCTTGTTGCGAAGCGCGTACAATGTAGGCAACGCAAATCTATCATCGAGGGTTTATTTGGTATTATTCGTAAAGATGGTCGTATTAGTTCGATCATTAATAACCTTGCTACTACAGCGAGAGCAACACACAGAGGCATCGTAAACATCCCTAAAGCTTCTAGCTTCTATGGGAAACAAATGAGAAAGATATTCACAAGCAAAGAAGGTTATGTACTTGTGGGCACTGACTCAGATGCTTGTCAGCTTCGTATGCTTGCAGGAAGGATGGGAAGTCCTGCATACATTGAAGCTATGGTGAATGGAGACAAAAAGCTTGGCACAGATAATCACTCAATCACCGCTAGAATCGGAGAACTAGAATCTAGAGACATAGCCAAGAATGTGATGTATTGCTTATTGTTTGGTGGAGGTGACGTTAAACTGGCTAAGACGGCCAAGAAACCGCATAATTCTGGAGCTGAACTCCGTAGCAAGCTCTATCGTGGCTTAGATGGGCTTGGTGAGCTTGTAGAAAGACTCACTAAAGAATGGAGATCAACTGCCAAGAAACGGTTTAACGCTAAATGGAATAAGGTGGAGTACTTTGATGGATGCATCACTGGTCTTGATGGTAGGCCCATTTATGTTCCATTTGAACATCAGCTATTAGTGTATCTTCTGCAGAGTGATGAAGCTATTATGATGAGTGCTGCATACATCAAAATACATCAACTACTCGAACGTAAGGGATATATCTATGGTGTGGATTACGGTGTAGTTTGTTTTTATCACGATGAATTCAATATCGAATGCAAAGAAGAATTTGCTAAAGATATTGCTGCTCTTGCAGAATATGCCATTAAATGGGCTGGTGAGTTTTTTAACATACCATGTCCTCATAAAGGAGAAGCAAAGATTGGACAAAACTGGTGTAGTATTCATTAACTGGCATGGTTATGGTGTGTTTGCTAATGGTATCATCTGGAATAAAAACGGTACTATTAAAAAGGCTAAACGCAGCAAGAAAGGATACTTGTTCTCTAATTTCTACATAAATGGTAGATCAATCTGTAAGACATTTCATTCCGTTATAGCAGAAGCATTTCTTGGACTACGGCCTGAAGGATATGAAGTCGACCATATTGATAATGTGAGACACAATAACTGCCTCGATAATCTCAGATACCTTTCTAAATCTGAGAATAACCGTAAGAGTTATCAAGCAGGTAATCGGGATATCATCGGGGATAAGAACCCTAATTCACTTTATAGGAAGGGTTTAAGGGATGCAATCCACTAATCGCATCAAAGAACTAGAAACAACAATTCTTGATTTAGAGGCTCATAGCATGCGGCTTCGTAATCAAATCTGTCTTCTTGAAGAACAAGAAGCAAAGATTGCTGACCTCATTCGTGTTAAGCGTCAGCAAATTGATAGTATGAACTTTTTCACTATAAGGAACAACTGATATGGCATTAAATTCTAGCAAGATTAAAGGAAACAATCCTGACCGAGTTGAACAACCCGCAATTGATCCGGGTGTCTATCCAGCCCGTATTGTCCAGATTATTGACTTGGGCTTACAAACCCAACGGCCCTTCCAAGGCAAAGATAAGCCGCCAGCTAATGAGATTATGCTCACTTATGAGCTTGTCGATAGCTTTATGGTTGATAAAGAAGGTAAGGAGCTAGCAGACAAGCCCCGTTGGGTGAGTGAAACTCTGCCCTTGTATGACGTGTCTAAGGCTGATAAAGCTAAATGCACACAGCGTTACAAGGCTCTTGATCCTAACAATGCATTTGGTGGTGACTTCAGCCAAGTAGCAGACATCCCTGTGAATGTCTCTATTGTGCATAATCAAGTGCAAGAGAAGCTGTACATCAATGTGGCTGCTATTGCTTCTATGCGTCCTAAAGATGTAGAGAAGTGCCCCGCTCTGCAGAATCCTGTGCGTCTGTTTGACTTAGATGCTCCTGATCTGGAAACCTTTAATTCGTTCCCTGATTGGATTAAGGAGAAGATTCAGAAGAATCTGAATTACAATGGCAGCAAGCTGCAAGGTCTTCTAAATGGTGATGCTCCTAAGAATCAAGACCCTAAGCAGGTTAAAAAGGATGAAGCATTAGCTGCTCCTGTAGAAGCTCCTGCTGATGATTCTCAGCCTTGGGATTGAGATATGCAGCCCCTAATTGATGGTAAGGTCTGCACTGTATGTCTCACTTGGAAACCTTTATCTGAATACTCTCCTAATAAAGAGTGTAGCCAAGGGGTTGTGGGTACATGTAAACCTTGTGCAAATATCAGGGTCTCAAAGTGGTACAGTGATAATAGATCAAGGCGTCAGTTAGCAGCTAACGAGCGTAATCAAAAACGTAAAGCATTAGTTGTAGAATACTTTGGAAATGTATGTCATGATTGCAAGCAGCCCTACCCTCAGTGCGTATACCATTTCCATCATGTTAATCCAAAGGAGAAAGATGTTAATCCAAGTGTTGCACTTGCTATGAGCGAAGACAAGATGTGGAGAGAACTTCGTAAATGTGTTATGCTGTGTGCTAACTGCCATATGATCCGTCATCATGGTTCTGAAGGAAAGGAGGCCGTCAATGCAACCACTCATTGACGGGGATTCACGTCCTCATCTACGAGATAGGCTTTGCCTCTGAGACAGGATGGGCTGCTACAATACAATGGAATGGGGAGGGCAAGTGTCCCCCTCCTCCTTTCAATTATGTAGCAGAGCTTCTTGACAATCGCATTGCTGAAATCTGTGGCAAGGTGATGGCAACTAAGCCTCCTATTCTCTATCTCACTGGTGAAGGTAATTTTCGAGAGAAGATTGCTAAGAAGAAAGTGTATAAGGGAAATAGGGATCAGTCAGGCAAGCCTTGGCATTACAAGAACCTCCTCTCCTACATGAAGGTAGCTTACACCACTATAGTTGTTGAGGGGATGGAGGCTGATGATGCTTTGTGCACAGAGCAAGTAATCAATCAACAACTCATAAGTAATCTTTTTTACTCTGGCCCTAGGGTGGAAACAATCATTTGCACAAGGGATAAAGACCTTAGGCAGTGTCCGGGCTGGCATTTTGGATGGGAACTAGGGAATCAACCTCAATTTGGCCCTGAGTTTGTAGAGGGATTTGGGTATATCTCGTTGTCTGATGACAACAAGAAGTTGAGAGGAGTGGGGGATAAATTCTTCTACGCTCAACTCATCATGGGAGACCCTGTAGATAACATCCCCGGAGTGCCTAAGCTTGGCCCCAAGGCAGCCTTTGACATCCTCGGTAATACCCAGACAAGGGCAGAGGCAGAGAAAGCCGTTGTAGGGGCTTATATGGCCTGCTATGGGGATTTGTGGAGGGAGGAGATGCTAGAGCAAGCTCAACTCCTTTGGATGGTAAGAGAGTTGGATGAGGAGGGTAAGCCTGTTATGTGGAGGTTCTTAGATGAATGACGATGATGATGAATTTGCTAGGTATCTAGCTTCTCATCTAATATCCGATGATGCTGGTTATTTTAAAGCATTTGATGGGTATGCATATCAGGATGAGAAACGGCTCTATGAGATAATCAAACGATTCATGGAAACATTTTTTTAATGTATAACAATGGTAAATGGACAGAAGCCAGATTTACAAGCTTTATCAAATCAGCTTTACGCTCTGCATCACAACGCTGGCCTCCAAAGTTCTCTGCTCTCTCAGACGCCAAGAGAGGTAAGAGAATTAATCAAGCATCTGGTAGGCTTGCAGAACACTACCTTTGCGCAGCTTGTGGAAACACATTTCCAGCTAAAGAAGTACAAGTGGATCACATACATCCTGTTATTGATCCTGATACTGGCTTCACTTCATGGGATGATGTAATTGTAAGGATGTTCTGCGAAAAAGAAGGATATCAAATCCTCTGTAAGCCTTGTCATAAGGCTAAGAGTAACACCGAAAGGTGTCTAGCTAAAGAAAGAAAAACAATAAATGACGCAAGCAACTGACTTTAAGGGTTATTCCCTGTTTAATGACATCGAAGATGCTACTCTCCGTAATCGTAATCGTGCTGTAATCCTTGCTAACATTGCAGAGACTTACACTAAGCAGAATAAGATTACACCTAAAGGTGCAAGCCTAATGGTTGGATATTTTGAGTCTATCCCTAAAGACGAGCGTAAGACAGTTCATCAGCAGTTCTTAGTGAATATGGTGGAGAGGGGTTATGGGGTTAAATAACTCTGCATTAGATGTTCAAATAGGCGGAAGTCATTATAAGGATTTTAAGATTCAACCTATTGAGTTCATCCATGCTAATAATCTCCCTTACTGTGAAGCTAATGTAATCAAATACGTATCCCGTTGGAAAACTAAGAATGGCTTAGCAGACCTTCTAAAAGCTAAGCATTACATTGACCTCTTGATTGAACTTGAAGGTTTAAATAAAGGAACCACAAATTGAGTAAGATTCTTGTAATCCCTGATTGCCAAGTTAAACCCGGTGTAGATACTTCCCACCTTGAGTGGATTGGTCAGATGATTGTTGATAAGCGTCCTGATGTCATTGTGCAGATTGGTGATTTTGCTGATATGCCTAGTCTCTCTTCCTATGATGTAGGTAAGAAGAGCTTTGAAGGTCGTCGTTATCGTGATGACGTAGATAGTGTTATTGAAGCACAAGGAAAACTTCTTCACCCTCTGTTTAACCTACAAGAACAACAGATCATTAACAAGAAGAAAGTTTATAATCCACGTTTGGTAATGACTTTAGGAAATCACGATGAACGTATTAATCGGGCTGTCAATGACGATGCTAAGCTTGATGGTGTTCTATCAATTGATGATCTGCAATATCAAGAGTTTGGTTGGGAAGTTTACCCTTACCTTGCTGTTGTTTCTATCAATGGTGTCTGCTTTAGCCATTATTTCACAAGTGGTGTGGCTGGAAGGCCAGTTACAAGTCCTAATGCTCTTATCACAAAGAAGCATGTCTCCTGCGTAATGGGTCATGTTCAGCAGGACGGTATTG